TTTATCTAATAAATCCGAATAATCAAAATTTACACGGCCAGAAACGGTCAAACCTTGGTTAGATAAAATAGTCAAAATAAGGTATTTGAGAGACCATTTTAAATTTCCAAGGGTGTAAAAAATATCATAAAAATAACATAAAACATTTATCGTTATAATTATTATATGGATTATCACATCGAATCAAGAAAATCAAGAGGAAAAACACAAAAATTATTTTTAGTACAAATACAAAAACCAAAAATAAAATACGAGAGAAGTTTTGATATTATGGGAACAACAGGAAACGTTTACACCGTTGATATCAAAAAAACACCAACATGTACTTGTCCAGATCATAAAACTAGAAATAGAAGATGTAAACATATATATTTCGTTCTTATTAGAGTTATGTTAATTGCAAAATACAAAGAAGATCAAGAAGAATTCACAGAAGATGAATTGGAATCGATGATAGATGAAATTCCAGCAATTGGTAATAATGTTAAAGTTAGTGATGCTTATAAGAAAAAATATGAAAAATTTAGTAAAAAAGGTGATATCAAAACCACAGTAGATAAAAGGTTAGATGATATATGTCCTATATGTTTAGACGATTTAGATAATGAACCAACAGATTATTGCAAATATTCTTGCGGAAAAGCAGTTCATAAAGAATGTTTCGAAATGTGGTTAAAAAAACAAAAAACAAAATCATGTATATTTTGCAGAGCGAATTGGACTAAAAACTCTGCAGACGAAAAATATATTAATTTGAATTTATAAACAAAAAATATTAAAAAAATAATCTTTTGATTGTTTTTTTAATGTAATTACATAGAACAAGTGAATATGGATGTCATACTATTCACTCGGTGGCCAGAGCGGCGTACGCCCCACCAACCACATACACATCAGACGAGACATGAATCGGAGGAGGGGGGGCAACTGCAGACCGAGCCACCATGCGGAAACCATCCGCATCAGCACGAACAGGCGCCTTGGCCTTGGCCTTAGCCTTGCGAGCCTCTCGCTCAAGACTCATCGTGCTCTTCAGCTCCATGATCTCATCGATGGCCGAGTCCATGCAACTCGTGTCACCGCGCTTGAATGGAAGCACGAGGTCGTTGATGTACTGCTGGCACCGCATGATCTCATCAATGTCATCCACACCAACCGGCCCAGTACGACCCTCGATGCGTCGCTCCAGGAAGTTCCACACGGGACGCATCAGCATCTCGCGTAGAACCATCATCAGACCCTTGATGTCGATGTTCTCGAACGGAACATTCGAGACACGAGAGTCCTTCACATGGAGACGAGCAGGCACGTACGTCGTAGTCTCGCCACGCTTGCCACGGATCGGACGCATGTGCTGGATGGATGCAAAGTGGCGGTCCGATTGAACCGAATGCCAGTTGCGTGATGCGAGTTCGCCTCCAGAATCGCCACGTAGCCCATCAGTGCGGTCTCGAAGTCGAGATCACCAGTTGCCTTCCGCCCGTGCTGAAAGATCAGCTCGTGAGCCTCAGCACCAAGAATCAGCTTGATGAACATCTCGTCATTGTACTCCGTCGATGCCATTGTGAAAGTGTGAGAGAGTTAGAGACAAATGCAAAGTTTCCAAGTTGAAAAGAGTCAATGCTCTTTAGTCGTCAGAATCACTAGGTCCATAATATAAAGGACCATTCAATGAATTCGATTTTCAACTTTTTTAATTAATACATTATTAAAATATTTTCTGCGTTTATTATATATGAAAAAATTGAAATATAACGGTCGAGTATATGGGATACTTGAAACCGAATACAAAGACATACATCTCCCAATAATAATAGATGGTAAATTCATAAAACAAATTCAAAAATTTAATAAAAATTGGAGATGTACACCATCTGGTCTAGTAATGTGTACACATAAAATAAAAAATGACATAGTGGATATTTTTTTACACGAAGTTATTTTGGCGATGGATGAAGGTAGACAAACACTAGCGGAAAGATCTACTGATGCGATACTACATTTGAATAGAATAGGGCTAGATAATAGATTAGCTAATCTAAGATACAATAATGCAACGACCAAAACTTATAGAAATACTAAGAAAAAACGTAGAACAGTAAAATTTCCGAAAGAATCTGGTATAAAACCAAAAGATATACCAACGTATATATGGTATATGAAGCCAAATGGAACACATGGGGATAGGTTTAGCGTTGTAATTGACAATATTAATTGGAAAACGACAAGTTCCAAAAAAATATCATTGATAGAAAAATTAGATGATGCTAAAGAACATTTGAGAGAATTAAAAATAGATAGACCTGATTTATTTGAAAAATATTGTATGAATGGCGAATATACAAAAGAAGGGAAAGGATTATTAAAAAGTTTTTATGATGTTATACATAAAGCAGGTTATACACATATCAAAAGAAAAACAACTGATAACATAACAGATAAGTATTTGAAATAAAATATATTTATAAATATATTTGTTTATTATATAAATGAACAAATATACATTACTTATTTTAATTTTTGTGTTATGTTACATATTTTATAAAGAACTAATTTATCAACCATATGATCCATTGGGATTATCTAAATCAGATAGAAAAAAAATGGAAACATTATTTGATATTGCAAATAAAATAAAAAATAAAGAACAAATTAAAATATCTGGACCTTTATACATTGATGGTGATTTATATGTAAAAGACGATATTCATAAATTTTAATTCTTCCAATTAATTTATTTGACATACTATAATAAGAGACTGATAAATGGGGTGTGCAACTAAAATAATAATAGTATTATTTATTTTGTATTTAATTTATAAAGAATTTATTGAAGAAACAAAACAAATATTCATACAAAATGAAGATATATTAAAATGTAGTATAATTAAAGATATTGCAAACCAATGTTGTCAGAACAAAACTATTAAAATACCGACAGAGGTTAAAGCCGAAAAAATTTTTGTTAAGAGATTAATTAAATAAATTATATTTTTTATTTGTAATATTATAAATAAAAATTGAATTTTTTTATGACTATATGAACATGTAAAATAGTAAAAACAAAAACAAAAACAAATATGAAAACTACATTTATTACACTGCTATTTATTTGCATCGGTTTCGGTTCATGTATTACACCGAAACTCACAGAAAGAAAAAATCATCATGTAACATGTGTTGGTAACAAAATGTACGGAATTACATATAATACATATGGATTATCGGATGATCATTTTATAGTTTTACCAGATGTTAACGGATTAATGACTTATAAATGCAATGTTGATTTAACAGAAATAGATGTATCATTTGGATCGATAATGCCAGCAAAAAATTTTATATTAAATTTAACATCAGGAAATACATTTTTAATTGAAGGTGGTGAATTTCAATGTGTAGATCAAGATGGAACGAGAAGTTTGGTCCGAAGAATTGTATCATGGAATATTTCATCAGATGCAACATCTACTGTGATTTTAAGAGTTGTTCCAACCAGACACGACGAAATTTTTAAAGAGGCATCGATCGGAATCCAAAAAATGGGATATTGTGATATGTCAAAAGTAAAAGGTGAAGTAGATGAAAGTGTATGTATTGGTATAAATTCCGATTCATCTTGTTCAAGTGCATCTAAACAAATTCAGTTTTATAATAACAAATATCTTTCTATAACCTGTTCAAATTGTTTTCTTGGATTTGATGCAGATGTATTTTTGGAATTGGAAATAAAATGGTGGCATCTTAAAAAATTAGCGGGTGGACTTAAAAATATAAAAGTTAATGGGGCATTAGTTACAACATTGACATCACAACAATCTTGGAGTGCAGGTGTTGATAAAAATATTGAGATTGAAAAACCGACAACAATTGTTGATTTTAATATTGGACCAATTCCAATACGAGTTTGGTTTGAAATACCTTTACAAATTACAGCGGATTTATCTTTTACAGGTTCAGAAACAGCATCGATAGGTGCAAATGTAGATTGGAATATAGGCGATGCATATTTGGAATGGGATAAGGAAAATCATTGGACAACAGTTAAGCCCAACCCTATATTAAATTGGGGTCCAGTTGTATCCGGATCAGCCAATTTTCATGCATCTGGTAATTTTGCATTCATTCCAACAATAAAAATGCATATTGATAATGTTTTTGATTACACATTAATTGCATCTACGACAATGAATATAGAAGTTGATGGTTCTGCTTCATCAATGGAAATTTGTGCTTCATCTGACGCAGATATAGATATTTCTGGAGAAGTTGAATTACATATTAATATTCCACTAGTGCATTTAGGTGACAAAGAATTTGGACCATGGACATATTACAAAAAGAATATACAAGTTTTTCCGAAAAAATGCGTCGGTGTTGATAAATAGTATTTACTTTAAAATATAAAATTAATGGATGAACTTTTTCACTCTATTTATTATTTAATATAAATCATTTAGTAACATGGAGGTTATTGAAAAAAAAGAAATTACTGAAGAAAATTTTATTTTACACCGATGCCAATATAACAAGACAGAATGCAGATTTTTTTATTAAAAACAATTTATTATTATTTATTGAACCATATTACTTACATGAAAAAAATAAAGAAAATATGAAAGTTGATAAATTTTTAGGAGCATTTACTTTGACGGTTTGGAGATATTACGAAAGACCATTTAAACATCATGTTAGATATGGACAAGAATTGATATCTATATATAAATTATTTAACGGCGAATATTGTTTGATATATTCTAATGAATATATTTCAAATAAAAAAACACACCAATATTATTTTTTTGATAATTACGAAAAATTAATGATCAATATATATGAAAATTATGAATTACCAAACGGAAAAACATTTTTCTTCGAAAAGTATCCACAAAAAATAATTGATTTAATTCAAAAAACTAATTTATTAAACGGAAATGGATCAGATACTAGTAAACCTAGACAATTATGGACATATTAGGTTTACCCAAGGATATTTTATAAAAAAACCCAAGTTTGACGGCTCGTATCTAAACCGCATCTTTTAAATTTTA